CCGGCCGTCCCGACCGAGTGACCATCGAGTCCCTTTGCGTCGTGTCCATGAGCACCTTTGGTGCAGCAATTCTACCGCCTAGGGGGTTGACTCCTCCCCTCTCTCCCTGTGTACTTAAGTGCATAAGCATAGGAAGACTACGGCCAGGGGGCCGCTTCTTCGGCTGCCAACCGGGCGTCGGAGATTCGGCCCCCTCCAAATCAGGGGAGGAGGTGAGAACACTGCGCGAATGGATGGATGAGCACGTGCCGCCCTGGCTGCTCGGCGTGATCGACTGGCCGGGCTACCGGCTGCTCGGCCGCTGCATGGCCTGTGGCCGCTTGGTGGTGCTGCACACCCCTTGGGCGCTCTACGTCTGCGAACGGACGGCGCTGCCCATCGAGATCACCGACAAGGGCTGGGCGCTACTCGAAGCAGAGGCCCGGCTGGCCGATCTGCCGGATAGCGACTGGCAGCTCGAGGACGTCGTTCCCGTGACCGCACGCGGCATCGCGTGATGGGGAAGGCACGGTAATGACGGGGGGCGGGTCCGGCGGTGCCCCTGAACCCCGGGCCCGCTCCACCATCGGGAGGAGGAAGCATGCACCTCGATCTACTGTTCGCTTGGGCCATCGCCATCCTGGCCGGGGCGGCCTGTGTCGGCGCCCTGGTGGTGGTGCTGGTGGCCGAGTGGTACGCGCTGCGGCGCACGATCCAGCGCCACCGCAACCCGCCGCTCACCGATGCGGACTTCTGGCGCCAGCAGCGTGCCCTGACCGAGCCGAAGTAGCCCGATGGCCGAGCCATCCCAAGAGCGCTACGTCGCCGTCGACATGATGATCATCGAGGCCATCCGCAAGCTCTGGCTCGAAGACATCGACCAACTCAAGGTCCCAACCGTCATGCTGCTGCTCCGCGTCGTCCGCATCGACGAGATCAACGGGCAGCTCGTCATCGGCGTCCGCATGACCCGCGACCTCGACGACGACCCACCACCCGAGCACGGGCTCGGCACCATCTGAGCCCACACAGCACACCGCCCCCGGGACCCATGCACCGGGGGCGGTGGCGTTCGGTGGCAGGTCCCCTCGAACCCGCCGCCCGGTCCTAGCGGCCCACCAGACCACCCACGACCGCGACCAGCCCCCGCTTCGGCTGAGGCTTGGCCCGATGATCGGCCGGTAGCCAGATGCCGGGCCGGTAGTCGCGATCGATGGCCGCGAGGAGTTGGAGCGGCTCGGCAAGGCGCCGCAGCTCCTGGCCGCCACCCGCTTCCACCTCGACCCAGCCGAGATAGCGAAGACCCACCTCCGACGGGCAGCCACTCGGGTAGTTCAGGAACCCAAGACCGCCGCTGTCGATGAGCAAGTAAGCCACCTCAAGGATCTGGAGCCACCTCGCGGTGGCACGCGTCAACGTGGCCCATGTGAGCTCACAGTTGCTCTCGATCGCGATCTTCGCCGCCTGATCCTTGGGGGCTGACCACACCTTGTCGGGCAGCCGGGGCGCACCCTTGATCTCAGCCACCAGCTGAGCGGCCTTCCCCTGGAGGCGACCGAACACCCCCGACGCCTCCGCGTTGACCATGGCCAGGCTTCGGCCGTCCAGCTCGCTCGCGATCTGCATCAGCCCAGCCACGGCCGGCGCCCCCCGACCAGCGGCGATGTCGCTGTCCAGCCACGGCGCCGTCTCCCTCAACGCCGCGGCGTACTCGCCCCCGTCGATGACCTCAGCCCCGAGAAGCCGAGCCCGCGCCGCCTCCAGACGCTCCGTCGCTGCCACCTGGCCACGGCGGACAGCCTCGCGGACCTCCTCGGCCCTAGCCACCAGACGCCTGCTCGCGGCCAACTCACCGGGGAGGCCGACAGCCTCGAGCCTAGTCGTCAGCTTGTTGATGATCGCCGATGGAGGACCGACGAAGGTGGACGGCCGCGCTGTCGGCGGGGCCCAGATGACCGGGGTCGAGGTCACTTGTGGATGTTGGGCGCGGGCTTGTCACCCTGCGGCGAAGACGTCGCCGGCTTGACCACGATCTTCGGCGTGCCGGGGTCCTTCTTGATGGTTGCCATGCTGCTACCTCCTAGGTGATGTGCATGCCATGACCCTGGCCATGGCGCTGCTGCGGTGGTAGGTCACGACGGGCCAGCGTCCGGCCACGCTGCGCCGCTGCCTGATCCCGGACCGCCATAGCCTGGCGCTGGTCACGGTCCTCCTGGTCCTGTCGGTCGAGGGCGGCCTGCCACTCGGCGACGCTGCGACCCATGGTGCTACCTCCTGCTGACCTCGTTGCGGGGCGACCGGGCGGGAGGTCAGAACCGCCCGGCCACCGCACCGCTAGGGCTATGATAACCCGAGGGGTTACCGAACGGTAACCAGCTCTGACCAGCGGAAACAGGGGCGGTTTTTCGAGCTGGCGGAGCCCAGCTCACCCCTGTGCCGTGGCCGTACACACATACCGGGAGGCCGCCCGTGGAGCCGTGTCCGCCCCGATGGGCGACCCCGCGGACCCGTAGGCGCACCCTGGCGCCCCAGGTGGCCTCGGTGGCCAAGGAGCTGAGCATCCCGCTCCTCCCCTGGCAGCGACAGGTCCTCTCGACCGCCCTGGAGCGTTCCGGCCGCCGTCCGGCCTACCGGGACGTTGCCGTGAGTGTGCCGAGACAGTCTGGGAAGTCCTCGATGGCCCTGGCCCTCATCATCTGGCGCCTACTGTCCGAGCCCGACCAGCTGGTGTTGTACAGCGCCCAAAGTCGAGTTGCGGCTAGGCGGAAGTTGTTGCACACCTGGCACCCGCGGATCCTCCGCAGTCCGTTGGCCGACCGGTTCAAGCTGTTCCGTGGCTTCGGCAACGAGATGCTGGAGGCTGACAACGGCTCGCGGCTGGAGTTGCTGAGCGCGACCGAGTCGAGCGGCCACGGCGAGAGCACCGACCTCGTCATCGTGGATGAAGCCTGGGTGCACCAGGACGCGAGCATCGAGCAGAGCACGCGGCCGACGATGAGCACCCGCCCCGATGCCCAGTTGTGGGCGATGAGCACAGCGGGCACCGCCCGGTCAGTCTGGTGGCGGGGGAAGCTCGACACCGGCCGGACCTCAGCCGAGCTCGGCGTCACCAGCGGCGCCTGCCTCCTCGAATGGGCCGCGGCGGCCGACGACGACCCCACCAGCGAAGCCGTCTGGCGCGCGACCATGCCGGCGTTGGGCCGCCTGTCCGATGTGGCCACGATCCGCGCCGACCTGGCGAACATGGCGCTGGCTGAGTTCCGCCGCGCCTACCTCAACCAGTGGCCGGACGAGACCGCCGAAGGCTGGCGCGTCGTCGGCCGCGAGCTGTGGGAAGCGTCGAAGCTGTGAGGTACGACGGCGAGCACCAGGCCGTCCGTAAGGCCCTCCTCGCCGTCTACCAGCCGACCGACCCGTGCTGGCGATGCCGGCGTCCCCTGGGGCCCGACCCGTCCCGTATCGACCTAGGCCACCGCGACGACGGCCCCGGGTGGGCCGGGCTGGAGTGCGCCCGCTGCAACCGATCGGCCGGAGCGCGCAAGGGCCATGCCCTGCGCCGGGCCCGCCGCGAAAGGACCATGACCATGGTGACCGAGATCGCCATCGCCATCGAGATCAGCGAGGACCGCGCCCACGTCTCCATCGTCGCCGCCGGCTACCTCGACGGCCTGGTGCTGCTCGAGCTGGCCGGCTACCTCGACGGCACCGACCCGACCGCGGCCGTGCTCGAGCTCCAAGCCGAGCGGACCCTGCTGGCCGTGGCCGTCGACCCCCACAGCCACGCCACCACCTGCATCCGGCCGTTGGAGGCCGCCGGGGTGATCGTGACCCGGCCGAGCTCGGGCGACGTGGCCGAGGCGCATGGGCTGTTCCTCGACACCCTCGCCGCCGGCAGGATCAGACACCAGGGCCAGCCCGAGCTGACCAGCGCCATGCGGCACCTCGAGCAACGGCGCATGGGGCAGGCGACCGCCCCAGAGCGCCGCGGCGCCCTCGCGGATGTGTCCCCCGGCGTCGCCGCCGAGCTGGCCGTGTGGGCGCTGCTGACCAGCCCCGCCGACTATGACGTCTTGCAGTCGGCCTACTGAGGATCAGCCGACCCGGGCAGCCGTGACCACCCGGGCCGGGATGGGCTAGGGGATCTACGGGGTGTGCAGTTCGGCTAGGGCTAGGACCTCCACGACGATCTCCTCGTTCGAGAGGTCGGTGTCGGCCGCCAGCTCTATCAGGTCGGGGCGGTGCTGGCTTGACTCCTCGTATCCGGGGATGTCGACCAGACGGGCGGCGCCGGTCCGGCGGAGCAGCAGCATGGAGATCTCTATCTCGCGCATCATCGCCCGCATGACAACGCCGTACCCTTCGGGATCCTCCCTCTTCCACTCGGCCATCCAATCGGGCATGTCGACGCTCATTCGCTCTGTCCTTCCTGTAGCTGCTTGATGGTCGTTCTGTGGCAGGTCATGCCTCCTTGCCGTTGCGGTAGGCCTTGGAGTGGATGAGCTGGCGGCACTGCTCCGCCCACGACCACCTCGAATCGATGAGTGGCTTGCCATTCACCTCCGCGAGGTCGGACGGGGCGGGGATGTCCGGCAGCTCCGGCAGGGTGAACCCGTCAGTGGCGACGTGGAGCGCGCTGTTCAGCTCGTCGATCTCGGCGCGCATCTCCGCGAGCCTGGCCGCGGCGTCGCTGCGGATCCGCTCCAGCGCGTCAGCGTCAAGCTGCGCATCGACCGCTGCCTGCGCCTGGGTGAGCCAAGCCTGCCGGGCACGAAAGACCCGCCCCTCGAGCATCTTGTCGTAGTACGGCAGCATCGCGTTGCGGGCAAGCTGGCGGAGGAGCTCGGGGCGGAGCGCCGCAAGCGCATCGATCTCGGTCTGCTCGATGCCCATCGCGGCGCGCCATGCGTCACCGCGCCGCTCGGTCTCCTTCAGCGGCGCGGATGGCAAGCCATACTCGCGAACCTGGTCCGGGGTGAGCGCAACGCGGCGCACCTCGAACTCGAGGGCGGGGAAGTGGAGCGTCTTGAACGCCTGCAGCTTCCGGGAGACGGAGATGCCCATCTGCCAGCCGGACGGGTCCGCGTCGGCGAAGTACAGCACCACCATGGGCCGACCGTCGGCGGCGCCGACGCTTGCCATCTGGTAGATGAGCGTGTCGCTGATCTCGCCGGTCGGTAAGTACAGGTCGGCGTAGCGCTCCTTCGCGATCGGGGTGAGCACCTCGCCAAGCGAGGCTTTCTCGCCGACCATGACGATCTTGTACGGCTGGGTGCCGGTGAACCCATCGACATCGACCTGCGGCACGATGTCCTCGACATCGGGGATCTCGACCTCGATGCCGACCGTGATGTACGGCTCCGGCTCCGGGGGGGAGAACCGTCGCACCATCGGCACGGCGTTGCGCTGGTCGACGATCTGATCGAAGGGGATGTAGCCGAGCCAGCGCGCCGCCTTGGCGGCCTCGCGCTGCAGCCAGATCCAATCCTCATCGGTGTTGGCGTAGGTGAACCCGCTGGGCTTGGACCGACCGAGGATCATGTAGTGCAGCCCTCGGAGGTGGATCTGACGGTCGCCCAAACCGAGGTCGCGGGCGGTATTGGCTAGCCATGCACCGTCTCGGTGGCTGGCCTCGGTGTCGACCCGGTAGGGGTCGTTGGGGACGGCGAGGACGGTGAGGTCCTTCAGCGGGAGGCGCTGTTCGGCGGCGGCGGCCTCAAGCGCTCGACGGAGTGGGGAGGTCGTGATATCCACGGTGTAGCCTTCCTTCTGCTGAATGGTGGTGGTGCCGCCCTGGTCGTGCCCGGCCGGGGCGGTGCTGCGTCCGGCCCTGGGGCGGGCGGGCCACGCGCCCGGGTCGAGGGGGTCACCGGGTCCACCGGCCCGGGTCGTCGAACTCGAACAGCGCCCCGCTCGCTATCCCCCTGGAGTCCGCAACATCGGCAACAGGGGCAACCGTGCTGGCCTGCGGTGTTGCCGATGTTGCCCCTGTTTCGGGGGTGTCTGGCAGGTAGCGGCTCCAGGCGTCGGCGAGGTCCTCGCGGCGGTAGCCCTTGGGGGTCGCGTCGCCGACGCGGATGGTGGTCGGCCGCACCTCGTAGGGCTTGAGGCGCCGGGCCAGCCCGCGGGCGTCCAGCGGCTTGCCGCGCAGGTCGCCCCAGGGGGATTCCTCCAGAGCGCACAGCAGCTCCAGGAGCCGCTCGGTCGGCATGGACCCCTTGCCGTCCCAGACCGCGCGCAGGTCCCGCAGCAGCGCGATGCCGAGACTTGGGTCGGCGTCGACCCGGGCGGCGTTTAACTCCAGAGCGGCCTTGCGGGCGCGGGTGGGCCAGGCGCCACCGGCCAGATCGGCGATGGCCAGCAGCGCCTCCCACACGTCGGCGGGCCGGTCGACCAGCCCGGCCGGCATCTCGGGCTCGGCGTCGGCGAGCTGGTCGCGGTGGTCTTCCATCCACTTCGCCAGCCCGTCGCGCAGGTCGCTGGCGTCCTTGGCGGCCTTGCGGCTGCGGAAGGACTCGACCCGCTCGTCAGGTGCCCGGCGGCGCATCCGGACCAGGACCGCCCGGTCCAGGATGGTCGGGGGCAGGTCCCCGATGCCGGCCAGCGCCACCGCGCAGAACGCGGGGTAGGCGCGGACCTCCATCTTGTTCGGGTCGCCGTAGCAGCGGTAGGCGAGCGCGCCCTTGCGGTGGCCGGCGTTGACCAGCGCCCGAAGTTCCTCCTGGTTGCCCTTGGCCATGGGCCCGAAGTAGGTGTCGGCCTCATCGAACAGCAGCGTCGGCTGGCTGGCCTCCACCGCCCGGAACAGCGCCGCGGCCGTCGCCGACACGGCATGCATCGGCCGGGGCACCAGCAGCTCCAGGACCTCGAGGGTGCGCGTCTTGCCGCTGCCCTTCTCGGCGCTCAGCAGCGCCAGCCGCGGCGTCGACTCGAACGCCGTCACCGCGTGGGTGTGCGCCGTCCAGAGCGTGACGGCGACCAGTGCCGCCGGGGACGGGAAGGCCACGTAGCGGGCGAGCATGACGGCCGCCTGGTCGAGCAGGTCGGCGCCGGCGCTGCGCCGCTCGGCCTCGTCGGCCATGCTGAACGGCTCGCCGCTCATGCTGCCCACCACCAGGGCCGGGTGTAGTACTCGACCAGGCTGGCGAGCTGCTCCAGCTCGCGGCAGACCCGCCGGTGCTCGTTCTGCGCCCTGATCCGGGACCGTGCCCGCCGCTGCCGATCGGCTAGAATCACGGTGGTGATCGGGTCGGGGCCGGCGTGCTGGGGAGTGCGCCGGCCTTCGTCATCGCCGGGCACGGCCACCACCACCCCGGCGAACACCTGTTCTCTCTTGTCCGGTTTGGGCAGCCGGGCTTACGGTGCCGGTGGATGCTCTTACGGGAGTGTCCGGCCGGGCGTCTGTCTTTGCGGGTGGGCGCCCGGTTTCAGCGCCGCCGGGCGGCGCGCGCCGATCACCGCCCCCGCCCAGCAGGATGACGGCGGCCGCCTCCAACACGGCCTCGTCCTCGATCTTCGGCGGCAGGCCCTGGTCCGCCCGGGTCATGCGGAGTCACCCGGGACGAGGATGGCGGCCAGCTTGGCGCGCTGCTGGTCGGTCAGCGCCGGGGTGCCGCCGG